TTGCGATTCTTCTGATACTTCACCTCCGGCTTCGAGGTTTTTCATCATGTTATACATAACTTCTGCGCCTTTGTCTATATCTCCTTCACCAGCATTTCTTACAGCATCTGCTGTAAATACAAATTCATTCTTAGATAGTCTAGCAGGCACGTCGTCAGCTCTTTCCATTCTACCCATATCTACAAAACCACCTGTCTCTCTGTAGTCTTTTTCTTGACCATCCATATCAATTAACGGCATAGTTTTCTTGGCCACTGGTTCTGCATCTCCACCTTCTTGATAGTTTATTCTACCACCATCGGCAGCGAATCTTGGTGCTAAATAATTGTAAGGATTTAATCTTATATCAGCTACATTAATACCTTGAGTTCTATAATACTCATCCAAATCCATTTTATCATCATCGTCTTTACCCACACCTAATAAATCTAAAGCAAGAGGCACTCCTAGACCTAAAGCTAAACCACCTTTTAATGTTGGCATTAATGATCCACCACCTTTTGTTAAACCTAATTTTGTAAAAAATCCCTCTTTATAAGGAACAAAAGCTTCACCTACTCTTGAACCTGCTTGACCAAATAAACTACCCATAATTCCTTTATTTTTTAAAAAACCACTAAGACCACCAAAACTTGTATTTGGAATACCAAAAGTTAACGCTGCACCTAATGCAGCTTTACCAAACGGTGATTTAACAACTTTCTTAACAGCTCTTGTTGCTTTCTTAACAAGTTTACCTAAGAAATACATTTGTCTACCAGCTTCATCAATGTTGCCATCAGCCATACCACCCATGACTTTATTATTCATAATACCACCGTCCATAGCACCTGCTCTTAGTGCATCAAAATCAAATATAGAACCAGCGAATCTTGGAGCGATACCAGCAAATACACCTGTTGAAGGTGTAGATGGATCTGTAGGATCTGAAGGTGGATCTATATTACAATACGCAGGTGGGTTAGGTCCTTTACATGGGTCCATTATTTGAGAAGGTCCATCATCTCCTCCTCCAGGGTATTGAGAAGAACTTTGTTTTAATTTTTCAAACTCAAAATCAGTCATAGGTAATCCTGTTTTAGGATTTATAATTCCTCCTGGGTTTTTAAAATCTTTTAAATTACCTAAATTACCTCCTGTTATTAAACCAAAATTTCCTTTAGATGCCATATATTCTGCAAAGTTCATTGGAGCATAATCTGGAGTTATACCTAAATTTTGTGCCATAATAGGATCAACTCTAAGATCAGGTGGATTAAATGCTACTAAGTCTTGAAAATCTTCAAAGCTTAATTTTTTATCTTCTTCTTCTATTGCTTTTAATAAATCAGGAGGAATAGTAACCCCTTGTGATTGTAAATATCTTACATAAGCTTTTTCGTTCTTAGGATTATTTGGAAAAATATTGTAAAGAGCTTTTTGTGTAGGTGTTACAAATTTTTTTAAAAAACTTCTTTCTTTTTTAGCTTGTTTTGTAAATTCTTTTGCTTTTTTCTCTTCATTTTGTTTTATGGTTTGTAATCTTTGTTCCTCTGCTTTAACATCAGCAGGAGACATTATTCTGTCTTTATAACTTCCTGATCCTTCTTTAACACCAGAAAAAGTTGTTTTTTCAGCTCTATCTTCATCTCTTCCACTATCTACTTCTGATCCAGCTTGACCTCCACCACCTATGTCGCCAAAACTATCTAATGACATAATACCTGCAGGACCTACGTTAGGACCTTTTTTAAGAGATCCATGTATGTCTTCTTTTAATAATAATTTTTTTTCTGCTTCTGTAATGTATGCTAATTCTGTAGGTGGTTTATCAGGACCTGATTGCCATTTTCTAGGTGCAACAACTTGTGGTTGTTTACCAAGATAGTTATCAACACCACCTTGTACAACAGGTTCACTACCCTCTTTTAACATCTGTCTTGCTTGTTGTGCTCTAGTTATTGCCATCGTTCTAGTATACTATAATTTTGTATCTCCTCCAAGTGGTAAAGCTTCTACAGTTACCTTAACATCTCTTCTAATATCATCAGCTACAGTCTCTGTTTCGGGGTTTTGTACGTCTTGCATAGCTTCTGCGTCTGAGTTATACTCTTGTCCTGTTTTCATATTAGTTAACGTAACCTCTGTTTGTGGTGTAATAATCTTGACTGGTTTACCGTTTATTACTTCTATTCTATACGATGCTTCTGTTTCTATAAATGACATATTAATCTCTGTTTATCTCCAATATTGATGCGATCACATCTGCTGCGCCGCTGGTTGCATTTACCTTTAATATCTCACTTTCTTCCATAATTAAAGGCTCACTTAATACTTGTTCTTTTGCTTTAGAAGATAAACTTACTTCTTTATCTACTACGAACGCTGTTCCTGATGCATTTGTTAATGTTACTTCAACTGTTGCTGTTGAGCTTGCATCTTCTGCTATTAAAAGTGATTTAACAATTGCTCTAGAGTTAGCTGGCACTGTATATAAAGTAGTAGCACCTGAACTTGTTAAACTTGCTTTTTTATTTGTATATACGTTAGCCACCTATAAACCAAGAGAATCTCTCTTGCTCCTGTTTTATCTCATCTAAAAATGTAGAATTTAATTGATCCTTCATTAATGTCAAAGCTCTGTTAATTTGTTTTTGGTTAGATACATCATATTCTGTTTTTGGTTCTGGTATTCTTATATTTATTTTTGTCATTATCTACGTCCATCTCCTTGTATATCCAATCTTAATGTACCAAATCTCCATTCTTCACCAGAACTATCATTTTCAATTTTAACATTTACAAATCTACCTCTAGCTCTTGTATCCTTTTTAATCGTACTTGAGGTAACTGTAAAGGGACTTAAAGCTGTTGTAGTATCTGATTGTTGAGGATATCTTTTTACACCTAAACTTACTTTTGCATTACCTGTCAATGTTTTAAAATCTGGCACAAATCTTCTCATTGCAAGAAATACTTCACCAGCTACTTTAAGACCTATTTGTTGACCTTGTTGATTTCTTTGTCTTTGTTCTAAATCTATATCATATGATTTTATAAACGATGTAACAGCTGTTGTTGATCCATCTTCATTAACTTGATCTGTACCAACTTCATGTTCAAAAAATTTTGTTTGACCTAAACCATCTTGACCTACAACAGCAGGAAACGTACCATTACTTGATGCATCGTATTTAGTTGCAAAAGGTTTTGGATATACAATTGCATCAATCCAAGAGGTTCTTGCTTCAGTGCCCGTGTACCATACACCACCTCTCATAGGTTCACCATAATTAAATACAACATACTTATCATTATAACTTGCACCTGCTGATGGATAGTACCAAATAACTTCTGTAAATAAATTATTAATACCAGCTACAACTTGTTGCCCTTTTGTTGTATCAAAATTATCATAAACAAAATCTTCTACACTACATGGTAATGATTTGACTGTACCATCAAACATAAAGAAACCATTTGGTGATAACCAAAATGCAGCTCCATCTACTTCAACAACAGCATTCTTACCTATCAATCCACAGTTCGTACCAACTTGTTCAAAACTAAATGTAAATGGTGAGCCTACAAATTTCATTGTGTACAATGCATTATCTGTAAATACTAGAATAGTTTCTTTTGCTTTGATAGCACCAACTATTTTTGTGCCATCTTGTAATCTAAAATCACCTGCAGTGTTTATAGCAGTTGCTGTGTAATCATTTATATCTTCTTGATCAGAAAATCTAATAAACATATCATCTTGTGTTGTTGTATCTCCAACAGTTGTTTCAGTTCCAAAGTGACATAAGTGTCTAGTTGTTGGTGATACTAAAGTTAATCTTGATGCGGTTGGATTATTACCAGTTGCAAAGCCAGATGTTGTCAGAGACGCTCTTGTAGTTAAAGGTGTTGCAGCACCTGCGTTCCATGTAAATGTTTTACCGTTTGCAATCGTTGCAATTAACACTTGACCAAAGTTATCTAGACTCCAAAGACCAGGTTCAAGAGTTACTTCTGATGCAAGAACTGCTTCACCCCAATCAGAATAATTAGTTGCATCCACAACTGCTGTGCCATCAGCATGAGCTGCCTTACTTGTTCCATCAA